CAGATTGAGATGAGCAATGTCCAGTAACGGTGGCTTGCTGGTCATTGTGTCCGTTTTATTTGCGTAGATCGTTACCAGTGGAATTTGACCAAGCGAGAAATCGCCTGATTCAACCAACTCGTACTCCGACGTAGCGTCGGATTGATCGAACGAAGCGGGGTATGGAAATGGCCCTTGCATCTCTGTCTTTTGCTCTTCTTGCCTAAAGATGCGATAACGACCCGGCTCGATGACACGTACTTGGTCATAAACCTTTTCTCCGAACTCGCCGTCAGGGACTACTGCCTTTTCCCCAATCCGAACTTGTGTAAGGTTTCCATAATTGGCTTCGCGGTCCAGTCGCCAACCGTACACGTCAGTCGGATCCACTTCAATCCAATAGGGCCGACGATTAAGAGCACGCTCCTCTGCAAGACTTCTCGCGTCCGAAGGCGCAGGAAAATCAACCAGAGTGTGACAGTGCCCATACGTCAGGGCACAAATCAAGAGTCGTCGAGCGTACTCATCTAAATCTGAGCCGCAACCATCAACATCCTTGTTAAAAACATCTGTCCAATAGGGATCACCTTGGACACTAATTGGTTTCCGCAGGATTAACCCTGCGGCAGCTCGCAGCAGGCGCTGCGTATAAGGCGTAAAAACCGATCGGTTTACCCGTGACAGGTACGCGGAATAGTCCTCACGAGGCTCTAGAGGCAGGAATGTCTCGCAGTTTTCACGTAGATACTCCGTTCCGCTGGTAACGGCTTTCATGATCTCCCAGCCCTTCATCTGGTCGATCACGGCCCGTGTCCGCACGAATGGACTGTCAACACTTCCCATGTAGGAACTGCTGACGAGATGCGTTCTAACGAGACCAGGAACGGAGTAAGTCATGACACCTCAGAGTTGAGTTATTAACAGCCCCATCGACGACGGGCCGCTTTACCCCGTTCACCAGTCCAGTTACGACTTCGAGCGCAGAAAGAACGCTTACGGGCAGCTTCTTCCTTTGTCTTTGGCTTGCCTGTAACCGGCGGTTTCAAATTAGAACCCGTTTCCCGGTTGTACTTAGCCCGACCTTTAGCGGTCAGGCCAGCACCTTTACTAGCAGGCAGCTTTTCGCCACGGCCAACACTAAGGTTGGGACCACGCTTACGCTTTTTGCGCTCTGCCATCGTCCTAACCCTTATTCAAGGTTGGAGGTGATGGCGCCGCTGGTGACGAAGTTGCAGGTGGCAACGACCAAATCACCAACGGTGGATGCAATATCCATGCTGGTGATAATGCCCGCAAAGCTCACGCTGTCAGTGCCGGAGGTGGTACCGGTGGTAAACAGCTCAAACGTGGCGTCTGCAGTGTCTGCAGCAGTAATCACGTCTTCAATAAATGCAGCCTGACCGGTTGCATCTGGGTCGTACACCAGTTCAACGGTGCCAGAACCGCTGATCATGCTGCCGACGAACGCACGAAAGGTGTCACCGTGATCGGTAACGTCCAACGTGTCTTTGGTGATGTTCAGTGTCCAGCTGCGGGTTCCAACAATGGTGGCGTTAGAAGAACCAGCGGCGTCAAACTGGACCGCACCTTGCTCTCCGCGAAGGATGGCCATGAGTAGACATAGGAAGGGTCTATGCCTTCGAGTCTAACTCTTTATGCCTTTCAAGCCACGCGATCAACCGTTGTAATGAACGATGATATGCGGCTCAACGCTGGGCGTGCCAGATGAAATGGACGCAATACGGCAGCGAACGCGACTTGCAGGCTTTCCTGAATAAAAATACTCGTAATTTCCAGCGGAGTTGATAGTTTTTGTGGTGTCAATTTCAAACCACGTATCGGTAGAACCGCTGTGGTTCAGCTCAAGAGCAACAGTAAAGTTTGCGCTGCCAGTAGCGACCAGAGCAAACGTAAACGTGTCCGAGTGAGCGCTGACTATAAAAGCGTCGTCTACTGACGCCAAGGCGGTCGATTCATGATGCTCAACTGTGTTGGTGTAGCGCTCAACGGTGGTGGCCATTAGCTTTTACCCTTGGGTTTACGACGCCGATGCTGATAGCTTATCTTCTTCGAGCCCGTTTTTTCACGCTTAAATCGGGCTTTTTCCGAAGGTGACATCTCACCAGTCGTTTTAGGCGTCTTAGACGACACTCGTTTTGACGGTCGGCACGCCGGATAGTCCCGCTTTTCGCCTTTGGAGCGGCCACAAGGCTTCCCGGTCTTTATATCGACCCATTTCTCGTCAAACCATCGGCCAAGGCCACCACGACCTTTACTTTTTGGTTTTGCGGGTTTTCGTGGTTTTTTTCGTTCCGCCACTGGTTGCCTTCCGATAGGTGCCACCACGCTTTTTATATTCGCGTACCAGCCACGCATTTGCATACGCGCTCGGATAAACCGCGAACTTGCGCTTGGCTTCTGCCTTTACGCGAGCATAAAGCGCTTTGTTTACTGGAACGTTTTCACTTGCCACAGCTGCACCGCATTTTCTTGCTGCCCTTCTTCATACCCTTCTTTTTGCCGTTGGGCTTTTTCTTGCCACCAGCTCCGTAATGACCAGGCATGACAACTAAGCAATGGGTTACACCCAGTCTAAACAGCTTTGGAACCGTATTCCAGCGTTACTCGCCGTTTTCTGCCGCTAGGCGAGTTCCAACGGAAAAATCGCACCTGCACTGACGGATGAAGCTCCTCTTCCGGCGATTGCAGCGTCTTCCAGCGGTGATCACACTCCGAACAACGCCGCTCACGCACACAATCGTTGTCCTGTGACGTATAACGCCCCATCACCTTTGATTCCTCTGACCCACACTTGGGACAACAAGGCGCGTTGAGCGGACGAAACATCCTCAATACAAGCGGTATGACGTAGTTCCCATGGCCTCAGGCTTGGCCAAGTTGAACTGCTGCAGCACAAGATACCCGAAAGCGTCAAAGGCGTGGTCTACTCCTAGGTTTTTGTTAGGCAGACCCGTTCCAGGGGCATAGGTCAACGTCCGCAACGACTTGATCAGCTCCTTGCAACGCGGGTGGATCTTGACCCTGCGCGCTCCAGAAGCGTCCATTAGACCAGTGTTGACCGCTGTGATTTTGTCTCGGATCTTCCACGGTGATCTGGGACTCTGAACCGTGAAGCCGCTGCGCCTGAGGATTGCGTGGTCCGTTACTCCCACACCACTCGTCTTTCTGGCTCCGCCCGTAGGGTCAGGACAGGCAATAACCCTGCGATCCACCCCATACCTACGGGTAACCTCTTCCGCAAAATCCCAAGTCGTGGCCCCGCCAGTCAGCATAATCTCGTCGAACACGTACAACGTGTCCTGATCTTTGACGGCACAGATGCCAGACATGGGATCCACGTTGAAGTCAACGCCTAGCAGCAACGGCTGGATCGAGATGTCCTTTGCATCGGGGGAGATGTTGTCGTCGGAGAAGCTGATGGCAACCAGTCCGGTGAGGTTCTCGAACGACGCTTCGAATTCCTGGCGGAACGTGCGCGAATCAAGCTGAGCGCGGGCTGCTTCGACCTCTTGCTTACTGACATTTCCTCCATCAATCGTCGTATAACTCCATCGACGCCATAAATCCTTCGGATCTTCCTCTACATAACACCACAGATCGTAAAACCAACTCGCCGTCCCATCAGGGGTTGAAATAAATAACGCCCAGCCCTCTTTATCGGCTAAAGCAGGTCGAATCACCTCAAACCACACCTCTGGCTCCATAAATGCAGCCTCATCCAGCACCACACCGCTCAAACTGCGGCCCCTCAACGCCATTGCGTTCTCAGTACCCTTCAATTCGATCGTTGAACCGTTAATTAGCTCAATCCTGAGGTCCGTTTCGTTTTTAGTCTTGATCCAGACCTTCGGAACCAGCTTTTTTAACGCTCTCCACGCAATATCTTTAGCCATTCGATACGTTGGAGCGCAATAAAAAAACGTCTCGCCTGGTGCGTTCAGCGCTCCACGCAGCAACTCGACGCAGGCCAAGTACGACTTGCCGAATCTGCGCCCTGCAACCAAGACTCGAAAGCGTTTGTCGCACTTGAAAACTTCGCCTTGCGCCCAGCGAAGCTCAATCGGTTGCTCTTTTACTGCCATGCGCTCCACAATAACGGAGGTTTTCAACCCCTACCCCCCTTCAAACCGCTCCAGCAAGGGGTAGTATCGAGGAAAGGTAATCAATTAAGGCAATGACCGTCGGACGATCGCCTGATGCTGTTGTAGAAGCCCGTGTCAGACGTTTGTATCGTCGCCAGTTGGATGGCTTGTCCGCTCGGGCACTTGTTTACGATCACGCGGACAAAGAACAGGTCTCAATTAAAACTGCTTGGCGCGATTGGGCAGCCGTAAAACAGCTGGTTGATGAAGACTGGAAAAATGATCGCGAAAATATGCTGGCTCGCCTGCAGCACATGCGGACCAAACTGTTTCATCAGGCTCTGAAGAAGGGACAACTGCAAACTGCAACGCAAGTGCTCGACTCCATCGGACGTGTCATCGGTGAGTCTGTTGAAACCGTCAATATCCAAGCGCCTGAATTGACCATCAAAATTCAGGACAAGCCCGATTGACGATTCGATAAACTCGACCCATACCCCCATCACCCAAGCCTCCCGTTACTGGGGGGCTTTTTTAATACAAAAGAACTGTTTATCGAATATATGTTTAGGTTCCCCGAAAACCGCTGCTAGGCTATGCGTTCGCAATAGCACCCCCGCTATTGAGAATCAACTACTCCACACTATTGAGAATGAAAAACCACATGACGAACTGTCACATCAGGGGCATCAGGGGTCACTCAATGCTCTATATTAATAGTCGAGAGGGGCAGACAGCTACTCTCGAACAACACACACAACACAATGAACAAGTTCACGACTGACCGATACGACGGGCAACGTTGCCAAGTCTCCATCGTGTCATCCTCCATCACGATCCAAGGCGAGAACAATGCCGTTGAGGTCCGCTTCCTAGATGAGGCTTACCTGCTCGACGCTGTTTGCTCCTACATCAAGTACAGACACCTCGACAGCAACAAAGGCGAGGTTCACCGCAGACTCCTCGACGCTGTTTGCGAGCTTGGCAACACTATCGGCAGAGAGAAAGCCGCAGCCTGACACCGAACCAACACAACAGGCGGCCAAGCCGGGTATATCCTGCCTGTCGCCGCCTGCATTCTCTCTCAATCGTGCGTTTACAGCGTCGCGGTCGCAATGTGAGAGAAAACCAACCACAAACAACGCTAAACCAATGCTTTACAACGACACGAAGGTGCGGGTCTCCGTGCCATTCCATGAGGATTTATTTGGCGGAAGTTCGCTGTCCATCGACATGTGGACTGAGGACTTCTACGAACTGTTAGAGCAGATCGGGGACGACAATGAGGAGAGCTTCTGAGATGAGCCGAACACTAGAGAAGGCCATCCACGATGGATGCATGGCACTGTTCACCGTTGGCATGATCGGCACGCTATGGCATGTCGGGTTAGCACAACTGTCTGACGTACCAGTGCAAAACAGCGGCACGCAACGCGTGGTGAGGGTGCGGTGATGGATGAATTCCTGGTGAGGTTCTGGTCGGTTGACGTACCAGATCCGCAATACGTTGGCCGCTTCTGGTGTGCTGATGATGCCGAGGACTTCTGCGATGAGCAAAACGGACGGTTAGCGCTGTCTGGCATCCCCTCGGATACTGCTAACTACTTTGTGACTTATCCCTGAAACACAATGACTAACAAGCAATTCCTGTTTAAGCATCACAAGCTCACGCGCTACGCGTGGGACCGGCTGCGAGCGTGTGAGGTGAACCTGCACTGCTGGGCTGAAGACCAATGCAACTTTGGCGAGTCATCGATTGATGAGGCGTATTGGTTGCGCCTAGCCCGTGCGACTGCTGAACGATTCGATCTGAAGATTTACCACCAAGGAGACCCACGCGGTTGTGCGTTGTACGTGTACAGCGACAAGGAGATGGAGGGTTCACGCTATCCGATCCAACAGGTCTACAACACCCGAGCCACTGCAATCTGCTGACCCATGAAATTATCTGCCAACGAAGCAAAGTTCCTCACCTGTGCCATGGCGCAGTGGGGAGAGAATCAACCGGTGATAGCTGGTGTGCCGCTGATGTTCACCGACTCAACCGGTAAGAAGGTTCTATTGACCAGCGATGAGATTCACGATCTGTTCGACCGCATCCGTGCCATCCGATGAACAACACCTACAAACCAGCCCGTCTCGTATTTGAGATGGCCGAGGATGTGATTTTCCCCGGATATGTAACGGGGAAACAGTGGAATGGATTTGAGGATGCTTACTTCAATCCTGAGGTATGGCAGAGAGTCATCGATTGGTTCAATCGTGACGATCCAGACCCCGAACACATTGAGGCACTGCAAGCGCAGGAACCTAATGAGGACGGACTTTACAGCCTAGGTATGGGCTATGTGATCTACCAAGCTGAGGACTAATGAACAACAACACACGCAACAAGTTGACGCCTCACCGGATTTTCTACAACTGGTCTAACGGTGATGCCGAGACCTTTGCAAAAGATCTAACGGCGACAGGCCACTTCAACCGTCAAGATGTTGACGGCTTGATGGAGAACACTGAAGCGATCATCACTTATTGGGTGGAGGGTTTCCCGTTCTTCATCACGTTCGACGGGCGGGAATGCTGCCTTGAGATTCAAAACGAGAGCTGGTCCAACTCTCTTGAGAATCTCTGGGTATTAGAACAGCAGCTTGAGGATTTCTTGGAATCTGAAAACTACAAGCTATGAGGACTGAGCCGCTGTCGAGATGATCGTCGTCCGTTCCACACGGCAGCGAACAAACTTCTCCCGGAGCCAGGTCAATCTGCCCGCGTGCTTCCGTCCATCCGATGAACCCTTGTAGTGGTGCAACGCTTCCAGCACGAGTTCCAGTTCATCCGGGGAGAGGTATTCCTTCCGTTCCAATCAACAACACCGCAACAATGACCCAAGACTACAAGCCCAAAACACATGCAGCCGCCCTGGCTATTGCCCTGGTGTTAGCCATCACTGCTTCTAACAATGAACAGGCAACACAGGCAGAGCAGTTGGCATCGACCATCGCTGAACAGATGAACGATGAGGTGAGGTTTGAAGCCGTAAAAGAAGCGGTTGAAGCCTGTGTTGCCTACTTCTCGGAGATGCCTGCATGAAGACAACAGAAGAGCTGTTGCAAGCTTGGGCTGATGCCAACCCAGATTGCACCATTCACGATCTAACCACCGGACAAGTCATCACACCCATGGGAATCATCCAACACGGCGACATTGATGATCTTCTGCCATCTGAACTTGGCGAGGATTGGCCCCCTCAATCTGAGGAGGAGATCGAAGAGCGACGAAAACAGGCTGAATGGCAGGACTATCTGGACTCCATCCCTGACGCTGCTGAACGCAACCGAGGACTCAAATGATCGTGATTATTCGACAGGGCTGCTGGCCTCTGATCTCCGCTCCACAAAGCATTGAAGCGGCGTGGACGCTGGCTGATCGTCTCACTGAGGAGACAGGCTCCCATCATTGGGTTGGGAGGTTATGAAACGTTCCCAAATCGCTAGGGAGTCCCATCAAGGACACGCCAAAAAACTGCTGGACATGGGCTTTCAAAAAGCTGATGTCGCTGCAACGCTCCAGCGCAAATATCACCTGAGTCGTGCAACCGCTTACCGCGATGTCGATGAAGCTGACCAAGCCAGGGAGGTTGAAGACCACAAGATCGAAGCCGATCCCGTTCCAGCAATATCCTTCGCTGATCGTGACGCATTGATGAGGATGACTCGTCAACTGCTGATCGATGCCTACAGCGAAGGCAATGTCCAAGACTATTCCCGCCTTGTGCGGGAGTACGAAAGACTCGCCCGCATGGGTGGGTTGTCTCAAATCTAATGAGACGTTTGTCTCACACCGTTCCAATGATTACTAAGCAACAAGCTGACCGCTCCATCAATCAACTGCTCTCCTGCATCATGGGCCGAGCAAAAGCCAAGGCATCAACTCACCTTGAACACAGCCCGATAGAACGCATTGAGTTCTGCTCAAAGCTGGTTCACCACGATTTGCAAGACCTTGTGCAGAACACTGATGCTGAACATCTGTCCAAGGCCCTGGTTCCTGGACGGATGCAGCTGGACAGTCTGCAATCCTTGAAAGCACTTTCACAACTGATCGACGAACTCGAATGGGAATCATGATCAACGAATACACCCACGTTGAAAACATCGTCAAAGATCTCAAAGCCATCATTGAACGCGAAGACAAACGCCACATGATGGATCAACATCTCACTACTTCAATGAAAATGCTCTTGGAGGATGAGATCATTCCACAACTTGAAAATGAACTTGACTTTGACCCAACACCGCAACATCTTTGGGATGAAACCGGTGGTGAACCTCCAGTAACTTTGGATGAAATGCACACCGCCGCCTACAACCGCAAGTACAACTCATGAGCACCAAACTTAGAGGCAATCGCCTGTCCCCCCAAGGTTCCCGCGTTCCAACAGATGAACTGCCGAATGCGATTCGTTATGAAGCAGCTAGGGCAGTCATCTTTGAACTAGAAGGTAACTTCGTCCGTGCCAATGATTGCCTCCGCCTGAAGCGCTACTACGAACGTAGAGCTATGGAAGAGTGCATCTCAGACCCAGGGCCAGCCTAATTCAACGTCTCCGCGCCACACATCCTCATCGATGGGGCGCTTGACCGCAAAATCTCTGAACAGGCGTTTCAACTCCTCGGTTGTGACGCCTATTTCTTTTGCCTTCACTGCAACGTTGCATTGACCGCGATAGATAAGTTCTAACGCTTCCTCCACTACATAACCTCGCCACTCAACAACATTTCCTTATATAAGTTGTTGCGCTCGGTCCATCGAGCCTCGCAACCTCTCATCTCAAGCTCACTCAGCATTCGCAGCTGCACATTACCGTTTGGCTTCGCAATCACCACCGCTCCAGCATTGACCTTGATCCCAGCTCGCTCTCGTAACGCCAGACTGTAAGCACCCAGCTGGTCCTGGTGATCTTTCAGCCACGCTTCTGGTTTATCAGCTTCGCGGCTCGTCGTCTTGAAGTCGCAGATTGTCAGGCCCAATGGGGTGTCGATCAGGGCGTCAGCCGTTCCAGCAAAACCTTCATCACTGCTAACGCTGAACTCACTGGCATGAACAGCTGTAACTGTTCCACTCACCAACCAGTCGGATAAACCTCTGGCGTACTCACGGGCTGGCCACGCCACTTGCGGTGATCCCTCCTTCGCCTTCTTGAGTGCCCAGCTGGTGATCGCCTTTGGAGGTCGAGCCAATCCATCATCCCAGACCTTCCATGAACCCTTCTTGTTAGCGCTCTGTCGAGCCAGCTTCGCTGCTGTCTTGAGAAGATATTCACAATGCTCGTGAGCAACGGTGCCACGGTCACAAGCAAGGTCACGCTCCAAAGCGCTGCCAGCACGTTGTGACCAACGCTCCAAAGCATCCTTCTGTGATTGAGGGGCGGTGTTCTTCAGGATATGGGTGACAGAGTGGTAAATCTGCCCATGTTGATCCCTGTAAACACGGAATCTGCCTGAGTTGTCCTGCTCCAGCTGCCAGTTTCGCAGTGAAGCCAAAATGTTCTGCGGATCAGCTTCAGTCGTCATTGATGGTGTTTTCTTCCAGCCACCTT